CAAGAGCACCTAAAAAACCTTCACCTGCACCAAGAGCAGATACAAAACCTGCACCTGCACCAAGAGCAGATAGAAAACCTGCACCTTCTACAAGAGCAGATAGAAAACCTGCACCTTCTACAAGAGCAGATAAGCAAATGAAAGAAGAATCGTCAATTGATGAGGGTGTCAAGGGTATCATGGGTGCTCTCAAGAAAGTTGGCAAGGCAGTTCTTGGACCTGCTGACCAATCTCCTGAAGCAGAAGCGGCAAGAATGGGTAAGCGTAGGGGACCTGGTACTCCTAAGAAGCAACAGCCAGCTAGTATGAAAGAAGATGCAGATGTCTTTGATATTGTTAAGGAATATCTGATGACTGAGCATGATGCAACCGAAGAGGAAGCATTGAAAGTCATGCTTGAACTCACTGATGAGGAGAGAACTTCTATTGTTGAAGGTACTCCTGCCGATAGAGCACGTAGAGCTGTTAAGAATCAGAGAGATGGATATCATGGTGATGATCATGCACTGACCAAAGAAATGGAGGCAACAAAAGCCGCTGTACTTAGATTGAAGAAAGTGTGAACCACTTTTAAAACTGTCTATTGGGAGGTCTTCGGACCTCCTTTTTTTGTATAATAGGTCCATACGCAACCAAGCAATGGCAGTTTCTCACGAAATCAAATCTCAACTTGCTAAACTCCTAGCGACTGAAGACCTGGTAGTTGAGCACAAGAAAGTGGAGACTGCCTGCTTTAATGTCCACACTCGTGTGTTGACTCTGCCGATGTGGGAGCAAGCAAGTGGGCAAGTATACGATATGCTCGTGGGTCACGAAGTTGGACATGCTCTGTATACTCCTGATAACGATTGGTTCCGTTCTAGAAATATTCCCCCTCAGTTCGTGAACGTGGTTGAAGACGTTCGTATTGAGAAGTTGATGAAGCGTCGTTACCTTGGTATCTCCAAAACTTTCTATCGTGGATATCAGGAACTTGCTGAAGAAGATTTCTTTCAGATTGCTGATGAAAATCTGAACACGATGAATCTTGCTGATAAGGCAAATCTTCATTTCAAGATTGGTAACTTTGTTGATATTGATTTCAGTTCTGAAGAAAGTGTTCTGATTGATAAGATTGCTAATACAGAAACATTTGATGATGTTCTAGATGTTGCTGAGGAACTCTACAACTTCTGTAAGAAGCAACAGGAGATGAAGACCAAGACTGATGACCTTCAAATTAGCGGTGGTCAAGAAGGTGGTGAAGACCAACCTGAAGTTAATAATGATCAGGATCCTGGTATTGAGCAGCCAACTAATGATGCACCTCAAGAAGAGTCTGATGAGTTTGGTTCAGAAGAACCTGAAGAAGGTGAATCTTATGGTGGAACTGATAATGATGATGAACCAGAAGTCTCTACAATGGATAGTTTGGATGAAGCTCTGAAAGATCTTGCACGTACTGATGGTATTGAAAATGTTTATATTGAAATTCCTAAGATTAATCTGAACAAAATTATTGTCAGCAATTCTGAAGTACATTCGCGATTTGGTGAGTGGGATGAATGGTTGGAAGAACATCAGATTCTTGAAGAGGATATCTTTGGTTCTGTTGACAAGGAGTTTCTGAAATTCAAAAAATCTGCACAGAAAGAAGTCAACTATCTGGTGAAAGAGTTTGAGTGTAAGAAAGCAGCAGATTCTTATGCTCGCGCTACAACTGCTCGTACTGGTGTTCTTGACTGCTCTAAACTTCATACTTACAAATATAATGAAGATCTTTTCAAGAAAGTGACTACCCTTGCCGATGGTAAGAATCATGGTCTTGTATTTGTTCTTGACTGGAGTGGTTCTATGGTTGACGTTCTTCTGGATACACTCAAGCAACTCTACAACCTGATGTGGTTCTGCAAGAAAGTTTCCATTCCTTTTGAAGTGTATGCTTTCACCAATGATTATCCTCTCGTTCCTAGGAATGAAGATGGTAGTCGTGGTATTCGTGATCTTCCTTATGAGAAGCGTGAAGGACTTCTCTACATGGCTGAATGGTTTAGTATGATGAATATCTTCACCAGTAAGACTAAACTGAAAGAGATGGAAAAGCAGATGAAAAACTTCTATCGCTTGGCAAGTTCTTACCGTAAGTATGGATACCTTGCTGTTCCCACTGGATTGAGTCTTTCTGGAACACCTTTGAATGAAGCAATGTTGGCACTGCATGAAATTCTTCCACAATTCAAAAAAGAAAACAAACTACAGAAAGTTCAGTGTGTCGTTCTTAGTGATGGTGAAGCAGCACCTCTGAAGTATCATCGTGAGTTTCATCGTCATTGGGAACATGAACCTTTCATTGGAACTAGTACGATTCATCCAAATGCTTTTCTTCGGGATCGCAAGACTGGAAACACTTATTCTCTTGATTGTGAATGGTATGAGTTTACTGATATTCTTCTCCGCAATCTTCGTGATAAGTTTACTGATGTGAACTTTATTGGTATTCGTGTTCTAGAACCGCGTGATGCTAACAGTTTTATTCGTCGATATACTGGTTGGGGTGGAAAGAACTTTGATCGAATCCAAAAGATTTGGAAGAAAGAGAGGGCATTTTCTATTCATCAATCTGGATATCACACATACTTTGGACTCTCTGGTACTGCTCTGTCTAGTAATTCTGAGTTTGATGTTGATGAGGGTGCAAGCAAATCAAAAATCAAATCTGCCTTTGCTAAAAGTCTGAAGAGTAAAAAGATGAATAAGAAAGTTCTGGGGGAGTTTATCGAACTAATTGCCTGAATAAATAATAAAAAAACTGTCTGGCGATGAAACCTTCCCCTAAGAAATTAAAAGAAACAAAAGAGATCTATGAAAAGGTTGTAACACACCTCATTGAGGAAGGTTACGCCTCTGATGTAGAATCTGCTGATTCAATTATTAATGGTATGAGTGAGCAGTGGTTTGAACTGATTACTGAGAATTGATAATGAAGAGACTTACCTCTAAAGAAGTCTCTAAAATGATGGAAGAGGTTAATCAACTTGCTGAGTTGACTAATCCCGTCATGCCTTCTGCTGTTAGAGACGAAGCAAGGAAAAAACTCAAAGCTCAGGGTAAAACTGATGCTGAGATTGATAAACTCTTTGCGGATATGGATGCTGCTGCTCAAGCAAGACTTAATCCAACTCCAGAACAAAGAAAGGCACAAATTGAACGGGATCGTTTAATTCAGCAAGCTGGTGGTGGTGTTGCTGGTGAAAAGGCTGCCACCGAGAGATTAAAAAATAATCCTCTGAGATTTTTATTTGATATTGAAGCGCGTGGTAGGGCTGATGTAAGGTCTCAAGGTCGTGAAGCTTTAAGACAACTTGGTGATGGAGATATTGAAAAGGGATTAGAAATTTTTAGAGCAGAACAAGAAAAGAGAAATAATACAGGTTCTTCTTCACCCGAACCTTCATCCTCATCCTCATCATCTAATACTGTTCCTGCAGGATCATTCAATATTTCTCCTAAAGGTTCTACTCGTAGGAATGAGGTTGAAGCTCAGATTAAGCGTGATAATGCAGCAAGAACTGATGACCAGCGTGTTCAACCAAGAACAGCGCCAAAACCTCAACTTACCGACCAACAGAAGGTTAGAGCAGAGTATGACCGTTTGAGAAATTCTACAGATCCAAAGGAACGTGCTCAGGCTGTTACATATGGCAGGCAAATGGCAGCAGCAGGTGCTTCTAAGAGCAACTTCTCTGGATATCAGTCTGCTTCTGATGCTCAGAAGAATCTTCCTGCCCCAGCGGCGAGAACTTCCATGGCTCAGAGATTGCAAGCAATTCGTGATATGAGAGCAGCATCACAATCTCGTATTGCTGCACAAGGTGGTACTCCTGCAACTTCCGCAGCAAAACCAACACCAAAGGTTGCTCCTCCAGCAGTTAATCCAAATCAACAGTCTTCTATTCAACAGAAAGTTGAGAAGGTAAAACAACCTGTTCAACCCAAAGCACAATCTTCTACGTCTGGTCTTTCGGCAAGAGGAACACAGGCTATTAATCAGGTTCGTCAAAATGCACAGGCAAATATGAGTTCAGATATGCAAGCTCGCATACAAGCTATGCGAGATAGAAGACAGGAACTTAGAAATCAGAATCAGGGTGTTCCAACAGGTAACGCCATAAAGACGAAGGTAAATTCAGACTCTAGTATTCAAGTAACTCAAAAGAGAAATCCTGAAGCAACTGCTAAAATTAAGAAGTCTCTTGATATCTAAATAAAAGAAACTACGATTTAGACAAATGAGCAGATTCGGAGATTTATTTAGAGGTGAGGCAGCACCTGCTCCTGAACCCGTTGTAGAAGAAGTTCTTGTTACTCCTAAAGAGGAAGTTCTCACTGAGGCAAGTCCCCTTGAAGAAATGAGTAAGAAGGAACTTGAAGCATATGGTAGAACTAAGGGTATTGAACTCGATAGACGCCGTAGTAAAGAAACCCTGATTGAGGAACTCAAAGAAGCAGAAGGTGAGTGATCCACTTACATAACTGTCACAGGGGGCACTCCAAAGTGCCCCCTTTTTTTGTATAATTACTTCAGTTAAAACAAACAACCCAATGGGACTGTCCAAGAGCAGCATCATCGAATCACTTCAAGACACTTACGGCGAATCTGTAACTGCTGCAGATATCCGTGCTTGGTGTGCGATGAACGACTGTAACTATCAGACCATTACTAACAAACTCTCTGATTGTAAAGTTGGGCGTGGTAAGTGGAACCTGACCGTACAAGAGAAACTGGAACAAACCTATCAGGCACCTCCTGCGTTGCCTGCTGTTGAACAAAACCTCATTCCTCAGAAAGATGATTCCTTCGTCAAGTTTGGCAATTTTGGTGACATTAAAAAAATTATTGAGTCCCGTGTCTTCTACCCTACGTTTATCACGGGTCTCTCGGGCAATGGTAAAACGTTCTCTGTTGAGCAAGCGTGTGCCCAACTCGGACGAGAACTCATCCGTGTAAACATTACAATCGAAACCGATGAAGATGACCTTATTGGCGGTTTCCGCCTTGTTAATGGTGAAACCGTCTGGCACAATGGACCAGTCATTGAAGCCCTCCAGCGAGGTGCTGTCCTGCTCCTTGATGAGATCGACCTCGCTAGTAACAAAATTCTCTGTCTCCAAAGCATCCTTGAGGGCAAAGGAGTTTTCCTTAAAAAAATCGGTCGATGGGTTGACCCTGCAAGTGGATTCAACGTCATCGCCACAGCAAACACTAAGGGTAAAGGTTCAGACGACGGACGATTCATTGGAACTAACGTGCTCAATGAAGCCTTCCTTGAGCGATTCCCAGTGACCTTTGAGCAGGAGTATCCTACTGCTGC